CTCCTGCATCATAACCTGGTATTTTAACGTAGTTCAAAGTTAAAATTCCTGCGGACCACACGAGAACGATCACTCTGATAAGTGTTGCTAAGTATGCTAGTTGCTCTTCTTTATCATCAACTGCTTCCTTAAGTTTACCTAGAGGACCTTTCGGTTTCTCTTTCTTTTCCTCTGCCATAATATTTTATTTGCTGTTCTATTTATCAACAATTCTTATTCATATCTTCTGCCATGTTACCACCTATCTCTGCACCTTGATTACCACCGAACATTGCTACCCAACCTGCTGCTACCCAACCAACAAAAGGGATAGATGAAAGACTAGGAGCTGCAGCTGCACCAAGACTTGTACCAACCAGTCTTCCCGTTCCTTCTGCTGATCCAATTGCTTTGATGCATTCTTCACTTTGTCTAGCAGCAACTATCTCTGCTGTCTGTGATGCTGTCAAACCAGGTTTCTGATCTAACCATGATCTGGTATTAGATACTGCACCACCTTGGTTGATCTGACCATCCATGAAGTATTCTTCTGCAACCTTAGTAGTATTATTTGCAAGTCCTAAGAATCCTGCTTTCTCTTTAATATCTTTAGTGATATATGCTGTCTTGGGATCATTTGCTTTATATGATATAGCGTATCCCTCATCTGATACACTCACTTTATATGATGTGTAAGGACCTACAGGTAAATCCACTGATGGTAATGGTGGTTCTGTTTGTCTCGTAGCGACAAAACTTATCATTCCTATATGTGAAATGCCTAGTAGAGTTCCTAAACTAATTCCAATCCACTTATTCATTTGTCTTCATTTCGTAATATAATATATGTATAAGATTAGTTATGGGGATCGTAATATCTTATTAACCAACCTGTTGCTGCTATTATTATTACTATGATTATTAAAGTTGTCATCTTATCCCTCTAATTCAGTAACTCTTGCTTCTAATGATTCTATCTTAATTATCGCTTCTTGTAAAGCTGCAGTGAGTAAAGGCACTAGTTTACTTTGATCTATTCCTTGATATTTTGGATCACCAGATTTAATGTTCTTACTAGGTTCATCTTCTGAATATACCTCATCTTTAGTTCCTGTTATCGCTTCTGGAACTGCTGTTACTTCATGTGCTATAAATCCATCACGAGTGCTACTTGTATCTCCTATCCAGTTAAACCTTGAAGGTTTTAAAGTTTTTAATCTTGTAATACCATCAGATATTGGTACGATATTTTCTTTTAATCTATAGTCAGATGATGAATTAAAAGTAGCACTATTCGTTCCAACACTAATACTACCACCAGCACCCCAAGATCTTCTAAATTCAATTATTGTTCCATCAACTGCACCATTTCGGTTGAGTATTACAGCATCACCACCATCTCTTGAAATCTGAACTTGAGGTCCACCAGAAAGAGTATTAAACATTCTAAAACCTGTACTACCAAACAGAGTTCCAAAGTTATTGTATATAATATCACCATCTCCATCTATAGTCATTCTTACAGCGTGAGATGTTCCTTGTTTATGAGTCTCAAAGTTTATTGAGTCATTATCACTACTATCTCTTACAAATGCAATAGCAGCACCACCAGAACTGTTAAGAGCATAAGCACCAGTACTAGGTAATGCAAATATTCTTCTAGTATTACTGCTAGCTTGTGTCATCTTGATGTCACCATCAGATAGAATTCTAGCACCAGTATGTGCAACTGTAGTTCCAACATTTAGATTACCAAGGAAAGAAAACTGTGATGCACCAGCAGTGGTTACACCAGCACCAAGACCAGATACACTTGTTGAATCTCCAATCTGTGTTAGAGATAACATCGGAATAGCATTACCTGCTCCGTTAATAATATTGTAAGTCTTACCATTAACAAGTTCCATGTCTTCAGAAGACTGCCAAGCATCATTAGCGTTAGACCATGTAAATGTATGATCACTTGGAGCTCCTTTCAAGATAATACCACCACCATCAGCAGCAGTATCAGAAGGACCTACAGCACTGAAGGTTGGTGTACCAGATCCTGTTACGTTGTTAGAAAGTGTTGCTGAGTTTCCAGTAATACTTACGATTGTTGTTCCGCCAGGAACTGAGACACCACCAGTGTTAGAAGTAATCTCCATGCCAGGAATCAAACCTAGTGTAGGAGAAATCGCAGAAATATTTGCAGATCCATCAGTTGTAGTACAAGTAAACTGTGTACTTACAACTTTAGCAAGTTCAATGTTTTTATCTGCTACTTGTAAAACGTTAGATTGAACTACAGTTTGAGTACCATTAACGACTAAATCTCCTTTGACTGTCAAAGTATTGTTGACAGTAACATCATTGTTAAGAGTAACATCAAAATTAGAATCTCCTCTAACCCAGAACTCAGTTCCAGATCCAATAACAAGTTGTCTATCTCCAGCAGGATTAGGTGGAACGTAAGTAGCATCATTAAGTGGGTTTGTACTATCGGCAGGACCTATTAGAACATTACCACTACCAGTAGCATTAAATCCAGCATAGAATCCGAGGCAGACATTGGCACTGCCAGTAGTCAATGTTTCTAATGCATTAGCACCCACTGCAGTATTTTTATCTCCCTCAAGATTACCAAGCAATGCAGAGCGACCAATTGCGGTGTTGTTAGCTCCGACACCGTTTGATCTTAAAGCTTGATATCCGTATGAACTATTTCCAGAACCAGTATTTGTTGTGAGTAGAGATTCATATCCAGTAGCTGTATTCTGAGAACCAGAACTGACAGAAGACAGTGCTTGTTTACCCACTGCAGTGTTTGAAGCAACTGCACCGTTTCCTCTACCAACAGTCATTGGATCAGAAGATCCACCTCTAATTAAGACATCAGAGTTGACAAAATCAACTCTAGCATTACATGTAAATATGTCAGTATTAGCAGCACCAACTGTCAAATCTTTTGCTACTACTACATCACCATTAGCAGTTATGGTACCTGATTGAGATCCCATATCAATCTGAGTTGCAGCTCCACCAAATTGAATTGATTGAGCACCAGAATTAAGTAAGGCAAAACCAGTTGATGTAGTTACTAAACTAGTTAAAATTATTGGACTTGTTTGAAATACGAGATCATCAGTACCAGTTGTACCATTGATTAAAGTACGAAGTTGAGTAGCAGTTGTAGTGGATAGTGATGCGAGTGTGTCAGCTTTGTATACTACATCACCACCTACTCTAAAGTTTACATTGACATTACTTGTTAAGTTATCAGTTGTAAATGTTAAGTCTCTATCAATATCAACTGTTTTACCAGATTGAATATCAAGAACAGCAGATGCAGTGGAAGCGATCTCCAATCCATTAACAGAAGTTGCTGATGCTGCACCGAGAGTTGGTGTTGTAAATGTAGGATTGGTTAATGTTTTATTAGTAAGAACTTGAGTTTCATTTTCTGTTACGAATCTATTCTCAAGAGATCCATCATAAGATCTCCAGTATCCACCACTCTCAAACCATTGTAGTTGTTGGTATGATGTAACAACACCAGTAGCATCAGTTGTTCTATTAACTTGAATACCACCGTTAAATCCAACTAAGTTATTTCCTTTTCTAAGTTCAATTATATTATCTTCTACTTGTAAAATACTTGTATTAAGAATGGTTTGGTTACCACTAACAACTAAATCTCCACCAATGGTAACTGTAGTTCCATCATCAGTGATGATACTATCTGATAACTGGTTGTTACCAGAGTCCCACTTCATTACTCTGTTACCAGTAAAGTTAAGATAGTTTTTGAGTTGGAAATCAGAGGTAGAAAGAAGGATACCACCAGATGCAGTTAGAGTTGCACCAGTATCAGAGTTGATAGAACTAATTGTAATCTCAACTTGTCCACTTCCGTTTGTACTCTGAGTAACTGTTGTCGCACCAGATTGTTTAAAAATAAAATCTCCTGCTACTGGTGCAATAGGACTACCATTGTTATCACTACCAACTTTAGTAACAGTATTTGTATCTGTACTATCAATTAAAATAGTATTTCCAGATTGACTTACTACTGTGTTTCCACCAAGAGAATTACCACCCTCAATAGAAATTTGAGTTGTTGCTGTTCCTGATGTGCTAGGAAGATATGTTCCTGTAGATCCTCCACGAACTTGAGTTACAGTATCAGTTGATGTATAAGTGATTGTAGGATCACCAGAACCATCAACACCTGCAGATATTGTAGTTCCTGTACCATCTAAGAATGTAAACAATCCTTGCTGTGTATCAGTAGGAGCATATGTACCACCAGATCCTGCACGAATTTTAGTTCTAGTATCAGTGTCAAGTGCATTGATGTTTACTGTGCTTCCAGTCATAGAAACTGTAGCAGCACCAGAAGAAGTAAAATTAATAGCTCCAGAGGCGTTAGTTCCGCCAGGTGCATTGATTGTGGTAATTGTATTATTATCTACGACATGTCCACTCAAGGTAAGAGTGTCATCAGTTCTTTCTAAAAATAAAGTTAATGCGTTTGATCCTGCAGGAACAGAAGATGGTGTGCTGACTCCAAGTATAATATCATCATCTACACCTGCACCAAAATTACCACCAGAAGTTAATCTAATTAATTTTTGAGATGCACTAGCTCCATCTTGAGCAGAAACAGCGTATGTAGTATTGTTATCAGGAGTAGTTACAGATCCACCTAAAGAAATTGTAGTTCCATTGACTGTGATTCCAGAGTTAACAAGAGCACTGTTTGGAATATTAGTAAATACAGTATTGGATCCAGAAATAACACAGTTTTCAAATGTTTTATTAGTTACAGTTTGAGCTTGTGTCAGATAAACATCGCCAGGACTATCCCAGAAAACTGTTGTGCCATTACTAGTTAAATATTTTCCTGCACCAGTGTCCGAATTGATAATGATACCATTACCACTAAGATCTAAATTGTCACCTGATACCAGTTCTTCTATCTTCTTGGATACAGAGTTAACAATTAACGGAAAACGATCAGCCATTTAACTTATCAGTAAATACTAGTGCTCTTGTTTATTTATGCCTTAAGATACAATGATGGAGTTACTCATTGAACTATGGATTTGACAAATATAATAATAAGTTCCTGGTGTTACTCCATTTGTATCCCATGTTAGGTTAGATGATTGCTGACCATTGTTTGTAATAGTTCCTGTAGTAACTCCATTACCTGTTCCTGTGGTCTGTGAAGTTTTGATCCAGAAAGGATGAGATCCAGAAATATTAAATGTGAATACTAGAGTATCACCTTGGTTTATATTGATTACTGGATCTTGTGCATCAACATGATTACTTGCTCTGTCTTGTCCATTGAATACGTAATGACTTCCTCCAATATTTGTAACGCTAATAGTAAATGTCTTGGGTAAAGCTGCAGGAGCTGGTCTATTAAATGTAGAAACTCTAGGATATTTTAGAGCACTTTTATCATTAGATCTAGCACCTACTTGTTTAGATATCATACCAGTCACACCTACTCTAGGATTTTTTGCAATCAAATATAAATCAGGACTATCTTTTTTACAAGAATTATCAGCAAATGTTCCTGCGTTACTAGGTGCTGGTACTACAGCTATA